AGAAAATGATGCTTACTAAAGTGTCCACACTTATTGATTGTTTAATTTTACTGAATTATATTTGTATATAATGATTTTGTAGTACAATAAATAGTAATGTAGTGCCGAAGGTCGGGACCGGCTTTATTAGATTTTAAGTGCAATCTTTATGATAGCGATGAAAGTTTGCCTCATCTACAATTTTTTGACAACTTAAACAACTTAGCTTTGGGCGAATGCGATTTTTAAGTTTGCCCATAGATCCTAATTTGCATCCGCCTCCAGATTTACGAACTATATTATTACAAGGCTTACCCTTATTATGGGCAGGTCTTCCTTGCATAGTAGCAGAGGTTTTGGGACGAGCTCCACTCTTACTTCCGCCTTCGCCAGCTTCAGGTTTAATATTGGCCCACTCTTTGGACTCTACTACATTCCATAAATTACTGTAATACAATCCCCAAGTTTTTACTTCCTCGTTGGTAGCACACTCTTTTAATACTACTGTATCCACATCGTATCCGTGTTTTTTAATATGTCGCATCCAAATGGTTCCGGACCCTTTATACTTCTGAGGATCCTGAGTAGTTTTACCTAAATAATTTAACCCTGTTTTACGATGTGTCTTTGTGTAAAGATATATTGCCATATTAGTATTATTTTAATTTAATCTGTGTTATACTAAATACTTATGTAGATGCCGCTTATGGGTCTACATTATGTCACTTGCTAAACAAAGGAGAAAAAAATGACGAAAATCACAACTCTGGATCTCAATCCATTTTATCGCAACGCTATTGGCGTTGATCAACTGTTTAATCGTATTGTCAATCAAATCGATCAACACAGTAACGACGCAACACATTACCCACCGTATAACATCATTAAAACAGGCGAAGATGCCTTTGAAGTACAGGTAGCTATTGCTGGCTTTAACGAAGGTGAAGTAAATGTTGAAGTTCGCGATAACAATTTAATCGTAACAGGCGAAAGATTCGAACAAGAATTGCCGGAAGGCTACGAATATACCCATAAAGGTATTAGTGCCCGTAAATTCTTGCGTACTTTCAGTTTGGCCGATTATGTTGAAGTAGCATCGGCTTCATCAAAGAATGGTATTTTAAGTGTTCAATTAGAACGAAAAATTCCCGAAGCAATGAAGCCAAAGACTATTGCAATTACTTACGAATCGTAATATAATAGTAAATACAGTAGGGGAGCAATTATGTTTCCCTACTACAACAAAGGATCTAGAATGTCACAAGTAGATGTAATAACCCAGGTAAATGTTAACAATGAGCTTAAAGAGCCGCCGATGTTTAAAATTATCTACTTAAATGATAGTGGAACAACAATGGAATTTGTTATCGACTCACTTATGAACTTCTTTGATTACAATACCGATACTGCTTTAAAAATTACACAAGACATTCACGAAGCAGGTTCAGCTGTAGTAGCTGTACTACCTTATGAAATTGCCGAGCAAAAAGGTATTGAAGTTACTATTTGTGCTCGTACAGCTAATATGCCTTTACAGATTAAGTTAGAGCCAGAAGGCGCTTAAACTTCTATACTAATTCTTTTTGGGTAATAAACAATCTGTGAGTAGTCAGTATCGCCTCGGCCACGCGGATTACTAACGTATCTAACGCCATTTATTATAGTATCAACAGGGCGATGATAATGACCAAAGCACCAAGTTTTAATTTTATTTTCGGTATCGTTTTCTAATGCTAACGCTAAATGAGAGTTGCCCATAGAATTAAATCTATAAGTATCCATTAATTCTAAGTCATGTTGTATAATATGGGGATTAGGCACAGTATGCGATACCATTACGATTGCCTTAACATCTGGTTCTACCTGTAACTTTTTAACAGAACTTATAATATAAGCTGCATCGTTATATCCAATTCCGTTATACGCTATAGCCGCCGACTCACTAATATTATCTTTATGTCTTACCCAAGCAATTGATTGGTCTACATCTATTTGCGGATCAAAATCATAACTCCACCAACCATTTGTAGCTAGTATTGCTACACCGTTTACTATGACAACATTGTCTTGTAGATAAACTACTTTAGGAATGCCACTTACAAGAGCTGTAAGTTCCGCATAACTTCTATTTAAATCTTCAGCATAATCTTTATGTTCGTCATTACCATCAATATAGAAAACCCCTTGATACACTTCGCTTAATTGCTCTAGGGTATCGATTACAAGTGCTCTGTCTCTGGCAATATCGCCAGCAACAATACAATAAGGAGCAGTAGGTTGACCGGCCCAATCAAAGTGATTCCAAGTTTCGCGATGTATATCGCTTATAAGGTCAAAGTTAAATATCATATAAATTTTTGGTAAAAGTTAAAGCAAGATAACTATTTAACTGGAGATAAAAATTGAATATTATTTTGGGCAAAGCCGATACAGAAAAGTTAGGTGACAAATATGTTATACTTGAATTAGATACTGTTACTATTAAATCAAGTGCGCCTATTGTTGCGTATTGTGTTGTCGATAATATACCTTTAGAAGATTTCCCAAAAGTTGAAATATACAAGAAACTTCACAGCGATTTAATGGAACATTATCGCAATAAACGCTGGTTATATTGTGAAGATGCTATTAATCTTTTAATGGGATTCTGGAATAAAGAACTAGATACATTTTACGAATCATTACTTAAAAGAGTACAGGATTTTAAACAAAATGCTCCAGACGAAAACTGGACTGGCGTCATAGCAAAATAGTCCTAGCTGTGGGGCTAACTCGCCTATAACTCGTTCTTAACTAAATACTAGTTCAGGAGCGAGAGTATGAAAAATATAATAAAAATAACTCTGCTAGGCTTAATTACAATATCTTTACAAGCTATAGCAACATCAATGCCAGATTACAGTTTTAAAAGCCCAGCATTTAATGGTGTTGGATACTCGAGTCATGCGTTGACTATCGAAAATCAACAATATACTCGGCAACAACAAATTATTAAAGATGCCCTTGCTCAAGCACAGGCCGATGCCGCCGCTAAACAAAATACCAACATTGCTAAATTTTTAAACAATTTAGAATCACGAATCTACGCACAAATATCTCAAAACATGGCTACTAGTATGTTCTCGGGCACAAATGGTTCTGGAACTGGCACAATGAATTTTGAAGGCAATACTATTAACTGGTACAAAGATATTAGCGGCAATATCGTAATGAATGTTACAGACACTACAGGAAATTCAACATCAGTAACAATTCCTTTAGGTCAATTTCAATTCCCAACTTCAACTACAGGTAATTAAACATGGAAATCGCAATAGCACTAGCAGTTATAATTTGGTTTTTCATGGGCGCGGTCCCTACAAAATTGCAGGAAAAAATAACCGATGAGCCTGCATATATGCCGCAGCCAGCCCCAAATGTTATGCAAAAAGAGTTTGATACATTGCCGCCGCCAGCTGCTGGCCGCAAGGTTAGCGTAGCGGTCTATCAATTTACGGATAAAACAGGGCAACGCCGCCAACAGCCTAATGTGGCAAGTTTTTCCACAGCAGTTACACAAGGAGCTGAAGTATTTTTAATTAAGGCATTACAAGATGTAGGGCAAGGTCAATGGTTTGATGTAGTAGAGCGTACAAACATTGACGCACTTACTAAAGAACGTTTAATTATTCGTCAAATGCGCGAAGCATACGAAGGCAAAGATGCCAAACCCTTAATGCCTATGCAGTTTGCTGGTATCATTATGGAAGGCGGCATCATTGGGTATGATTCAGGAAGCGAATCAGGCGGCGCCGCTTGGCGTTGGTTGGGTATTGGTCCAAGCACACAATATAGTAAAGATACTGTGACAATAAGTCTCCGTGCTGTAAGCGTCAACACAGGTAAAGTTCTAGCCGCAGTAACAGTTACTAAGATTGTTTATAGCACCGCAGATAGCGTAGCTGTGTTAAAGTTCATGAACAATAACACACAAGCATTTGAAGCAGAAACTGGTTTAACTATTAACGAACCTGGTACCTTAGCAGTCAAAGCTACTGTGGAAGCCGCAGTGGTTGAATTGATCAAAGAGGGTGAACGCAAAGGTGTTTGGGACTTTAAAAAACTTACACAAATTCCAAAAAATG